ACCGAGTCACCGGGGGGGGTGTCACCGAGTCACCCGAACCATAAGAGAAACGTAAGAGAACCAGAGGATGCTATCGCATCCTTTGTCGCCATCTACTCAAAAAATCCCATCAACACCGGGGATGTTATCTTGAACGAACCGCGCAAAGCGGCGATCCGCGCTCGGATGCGTGAGCCTAAATTCAGGGACTCGCTCAAACTCCTGTTAGAGAAGGTTAACGCGTCTCTTTTCTGCCAAGGAGGGAATGAGCGGGGCTGGAAAGCGAATCTGGATTGGTTTCTGCGACCAGACACCTACGCGAAAATCCTAGAGGGGCGGTATGACAACCGCGTAACGAAAACAACCAAGGCAGCGCTAACGAATGATGACTATGAAAAAGACGAAAAAGCAAATCAGGCAGCCAGAGCGACCTTTGGGGAAAGACTTAGAAGCGGTGTTAGCTAATCTCAAAACGGTAACGCAGCGCAATCTCTATTTGATCGCGGAGGGTATTCTGGTGCCTCCCGCCGATGACGACGAACTGGCGCGACGAGAGCGCCGTTGGAAAGAGTATTGTCCGGCGCGCTTCCAGAAGCTAACAGTGGCGCTCCTGCCCTGTTCTACCAAAGTTATCTCTCAAGTGCTTTCGTTTCCGATTGAGACGGAAGGACTGCGAATAGTCGGGCCAACCGGAACCGGGAAAACGCGCATGGCATGGGAAGCGTTGCGCGTCTCCTACTTGTCGGGCGTCTCTATCTTGGCGCTGGACGGAATGGACTTCGGAAGCAGAGCGAGCGCGGCTTATCGCGACGGAACGGAAAGAGACTTTTTCTGGCGCATGATCGAGCGACAAATCCTGTTCATCGACGACCTAGGCAAAGGGAAGATGACGGCGCGCGTCTTGGAAGCGCTGTTCACAGTGGTTGACCGGCGCGGCAACGAGAATAAGCCTATCCTCACCACAATGAATTATACGGCGGAAAGCTTCGAGGCCAAGTTGCTTCGCGAAGAGGCTGACCCCGAAACGGTTGCGGCGTTGCTGCGACGGATGAACGAGAACATGACAACCATCGCGGTAAAAAAATTATGAGCGAGGGAGCATACGAGGAGACGCGGCGGCTTGTTTACGGCGACGAAGGCGCAACATTCATTCCGGTCTGCGAAACATGCGGACGATTCGTGAGAGCCGATGACACCGTGTTGTTCAACGGCCTAGGCGAAATAATAAAACAACCGAACGCGACGTGCTCGAAATGCGGGCGCGTCGAAATGCTGTTTGAAGGTTACTATTGAGCGTTATTCGAAAAATCGAATAACTGAAAAACGCTTGCCGACGCAACCCTCTTGAGTTAAGAGCAGCCGAACGAAATGGAAATGAAAACGAAAGAGACGCACCCTATCGGTGTCGCGCTGCAACTCCTCCTGAGCGGTCTATGCGCGCAGAAGCGGTCACTAAGGGTGGCGGCTATCCAGCTTGGCAACGTCCTCGCTGTTGAAATTAAGGCTCACGCCGACGATCTGCCGAAGCTTGTGGGCAAGGAAGGAAAACATCTAGCTGCCATCAACCTGTTGCTCAGAAAGATGGGCGAACGCGCCAAGCTAAAGGTTGTTCCGAACCTACTGGAGCCACCGGCGCGGAGCACGGTGAAACCGCCCGGCTTCCGAGAGAATCCGCATTGGAAGTCAGACGAAGCGCGCCAAGCACTCGACGCAACGCTAGGGCAACTCTTCCGCACGCATCCCATCGTAGAGGAATTGAACATGGAGAAGGTGAGTATCTTCCAAGTGGTGCCACGCGGCGGGGAAACGATGGACGAAGAGTTGGAAAACGCTCTCGCAATCTTATTCGACGCAACCGGCAAAGCCCAAGGCCGATTGATCCAACTAACCGGGCCGGAAAGAAAATGAAAAACGAAATCCATGTCACGAAGCTACCGAACGGCAACTATCGCGTCAAAACACCGGAAGGCGCATTCGAATACGAGCAAGCCTTTCATGTCGTCACGAAGGTTAGAGAAGGATTGAACCTTCTGCGCCTGCCTTCCGAGGAAAAGCCATGATCACCACCGGGCCAATGCCGAACGAGGGCGCGCGCGCTTACGAAGCGTTCAAGACCTACCTTGGAATGGGCGCGCAACGCTCGCTGGTCAAGTTAGGCCAGAAACTATCCAAGAACATACAAACCCTGAAAAGCTGGTCAGCGAAATTCAAATGGCAAGAGCGCTGCGCGATGGCGGTGGTTCAGGAGCACGAGCAGGATATGATAGCGCAAGCAAACGCCAAGATGGAACGAGCGCGACTGCTTGAAGCCCGACAAAAGGAAGTCGAGGAGGAAGGCTACCTTGCGTCGCGGGAGGCCCTTAAAATTGCGCGGATGATCCTGCGGCAACCGCTTGGCAGGGCAAAGCCTTCCGACGCCGCTCGGTTGTTGCAGGTTGCGGATTCAATGGGCCGGATGAGCGCGCAGATGCCCGTTACCCGCGCCGAGCTAACCGGGAAGGACGGCAAGCCGCTTAACCCTATCGCAACGCCAATCATTCATGTCACAATCGAACGCACTGACGCTTCTGACGAAATCCTCAAGCGATTTGGCGAGCGTCCATCATCCCGAGGAGGGTGAAGCACTTTTCAGCCAGCGGTTGCACGAGACTCAGGGATGGGTTTGGCAATCGTGGGCAAACGAGATTCTCTACGGCGGCGCTAAAGGCGGCGGCAAAAGCTTCCTAATTCGATTCTGCTTCTGCATGTGGGCTATTCAAGCGCCCGGAGTCCAATGCTACCTGTTCCGGCGCACACACCCGGACCTTTGGGCAAACCACATGGAAGGACCAAGCGGATTCCCGATGATGCTCGCGCCGTTAATGAACGCGGATGTCTGTGACATCGTGGGAAAGGAAGTGAGATGGGCTAACGGCTCGCTGATTAAGCTGAACCATCTGCAACTTGAGAAGCACGTCACTAAGTATCAGGGCATAGCCATTCACGCCCTTGGGATGGATGAGTTGACGCAATTCAGTGAGACGCAATACCGCTACCTGCTCGGCAGCGTCCGGCTTGGCAACTGGAAGCCGCCACCGGAACTGCATTGGCGCTTCCCGGTTATTCTCAACGGCGCTAATCCGGGCGGAATAGGCCACGACTTTGTGAAGGAGCGCTTCATCGACCACGGCCCATACATCATCAAGCATCACACCGCTAAAGGTGAAGGCGGAACGTGGCGGCAATTCATTCCTGCAAGAGCGGAGGATAATCCAGAGCTACTCAAGAATGATCCTGACTACCTAGAGCGCGTCGAAGCGATGGGACACCCGGAGCTAGTCCGGGCAATGCGTGAAGGCGATTGGGAAATAGTCATCGGCAGCATGTTCGGTTACATCTGGCGCAAACCGCGTCACGTCTTAGCGCACGGTTTCCCCATCCCTGTGTCATGGGACATCTGGCGCGGCGGTGATGATGGATTCAAAGCGCCTGCCTCGGTTCATTGGTTTACGCAAGACCCGGACACCAAAACCTTCTATGTCATCAATGAGATTTACCAAACCAACCTGCTACCGGAAGAGTTTGCCGATAAGATTCACGAGCACGATTACCGCATCAGGGTGCAATTCAACGAGGGCGACGTTGACGTGAACGACATGGAGTTAGATGGCGAAATGGACAGCGCAGCGTTCGCTAAGACGGGCGCAAACGAGCGCGGCAGTCGCGCCGAGCAGATGAACGCGCTTGGTTGCAACTGGCGCGCGGTCGCCAAGCCAACCGGAAGCCGCGTCATGCGCGTCCAGATGATGCACAAGGTGTTAGCTCCTAATCCGCGCGAAGAGTTAGACCCGAACGGCATTCACTTGCCCGGTCTGCAATTCTTCCCGTCATGCGCCAACGCGATCAGAACAATTCCAAAGCTTGTAGCCGATCCCGATAACATGGAGGACATCGACACCGATATGGAGGATCACGCCTTCGATTCGATTACCTACGGCCTAACGAGGCGAAAGATTTTCTTTGAACAAGCCAAGGCTCGCGGTGTATAATGCTGACCATGAAGAAACACATCGCGTCCACTACTGAAACGCCGAGCGCTCCCGAGACTGATCCTGTCGTTACTCCTGCGAGCGAGCCGGTAGTTGCCCACAACCATTATGACGGCGACCCCATGACGCCATCACCAACTCTCCTGCGACGCATTGCAACGTCACTAACGAGCGGCAACCCGGACGCGCTCGTGAATGAATGGGCCGAAAGCTTTGGAAAGACTTATCCTGAGTAAACCACAACAAGAGCGTTATTCGAAAAACCGAATAACTCAGAAAATGAGAATGAATTATGAGAGGCAAGAGAGGCGAGGACTGCGACATTGACTTGGGCTTAGCGATATCAGGCGCGATGCTAAAGCCGGGAGTAACAAGAAGCGCGAACGAGATAGCTGCCTTTTGTGGGTGCCGCAGAAGTGCCATTCAAAGCATCGAGAAGAAGGCTTTAAGCAAGCTGCGGAAACGGTTAACGTTTGTGCGGGATATTGAGGTTTTACCATGAAAGAAGAACAACAACGAATTGCGATAGCGGAGGCGTGCCCCAACCTTTTTGACATTCATGAGACCTACGCTAGCGAGTTGTCAGACGGCAAACTCAGGAAATATATGACTTACAAAGGTGAAGGAGTAAGCGGCGATGAGATAGACCCGCTTTCCGACCTCAACGCCATGCACGAAGCAGAGAAGGTGCTGATGCCTGCCCAACGAAGGGACTACGCATCGTGCCTTCACCCGCGCTCAACATTCAATCACATGGACGCGGATTTTGAAGTAGCGCACGCCACCGCAGCTCAGCGTGCCGAGGCGTTCCTGAAAACCCTGAATCTTTGGCAGGAATAACGATTATGGAAAATGAGTCTTTAGGGGAAAAAGATGCGCCATCAGAAGCCACCATTCAAGGACAGATGGAGCTTCTTCACAAGGGCGTGCGAATCATAGTTCTCCGTGCCCTAATGGCGGAGGACATTACGATTGACGACAACTTAGAGGTCGCAATGAGCGAGTGGGACGATTACTGCAAGCGCCATCTGTCCTCCGTGGGTGGAAAAACAGAGGACGCATCTTCTTCTAAAAAACTGACAGCCGAACAAGAGCGAATCATTAATTCATGGGCGGCAGATGATCGCCTGTGGACTACGCAGGGGGTCGTGGCGAAAAACCTTCGGAAGGCCATAATGTTTATCATAGCGGGACGCCGAGATAGCGGAACTGAAAAAGGAGTTAGGGAAATGAAGAGTTCGCCCGCGACTTCCACCGTTCAAGGACTGATGAAGCGGAGCGAGTTACTCAACCAAATCAGTAAACGATGGGCGTGGAAATGCTGTCAATCGGAGACGCCGCTATACTCATGGATCGAGCGAGGCAATGGGGACTGTTTTGTGGAAATGCCCACATCTGTTGCGGAGAACGTCTGCCGCGAACAAAGCGCGTCTATTGTCAGAGCCGTTGACTCCGCGCTGTCCTCCGTGGGTGGAAAAACAGAGGACGCATCTTCTTCTAAAACCACAGTCGAGGAGTTGTCCGCTGTCATGTGTCGCGAGATCATAAAACGGCGCGAGGAAATCATCGAAGCGTTTATCGCAAAATACGGTTGCGATCCGAGCGAAATAATTCAATGCGCGACGCAAGATTATAAGTGGTTTGTGCGGCGGATGACACCGGAGGAAATCGCATTTCGGGACAAGGTTCAAAAACTCGCTCAACCCGCCTCAACCCCTGAGTCAGCGGCAAAAGTAGAGGAAATAGCGGCGGCTGAGACGAGAAGGCTATGTTTTCACCTTAACGGCATCCGGTTTGAGACAAACTGCGACGAGGACAAGGTTTACTATGCAATTCGCACCGCCATCACCGAAGCCATCGCTCACCTTCCGTGTCCTAAATGCGCTGAGAAGGACGAAGAGTTGCATGAACAGGCTGGAGTTATACTGCAAGGCTGTTGCGCGGTTCAGCGGCTGCGGGACGTAATTGGTCGCCCACCCAAAGGATCGGAACCCGGCGAAGAAAACCCAAGGGGGAAAACTTGGCATGAAGAGCGACGTAATTGGAAAGAGGAAGCAGAAAACCTCCGCGCCCGACTCGCTGAGGCAGACACGAAAAGGTTGGATTGGTGGATCGCGCATCGAGGCTACGATCTATTGGTTTTTGGAGGCCACGGTTGCGAACTTCGTAGTTCCGATGGTGGTTTAGTAGCTGAAGGCAACACGCCACGTCAAACCTTCGACGCAGCAATGGAGATCCCAATAGTCAGATGATCGCGAATGACTTACACGCCAAAGGGCTGCTGGAGGCGGGAGATTACACTATCGACATTGATTGGTAACGAATTATATGGAAACCGATTCAAAAGAAAAAGAGTCGCAACCCGCGAACACCGGCGCAGGACAGGCGGAGCTTCTACCGTGTCCGTTTTGCGGTTCAGACAAGCTGCACCTAAGCACGGGAAGCGCCCATGAGTTCGTGCTGTGCTGTGGATGCAGGGTCACGTTTCAGATAGAGAATACGAGCGGGGTTCAGGCGTGGAAAGTTCGGTGGAACACACGAAAAGCGCCATCTGACCCCATCGGGCCGAAGGCTGAGGACGCATCTTATTCCCAAACGATCCAAGAATTATGGGAACTCCGCGCTGCCCTGACCAAAGAACGAGAGAGAGCAGACACGTTAGAGAAGGCGCTGGAACGGGCGCTAGACGCAATCAAAGTTATCACGTCACATGAGCCTTATGCGTTTAGCGACATTTCACCCGGAATAGAAATTCGAGCAATCGAGTCCGCCCTCGCATCTACCGCCAAAGCGAAACTAAAAAAGGAGTTAGGGAAATGAAGAGTCACAAGCCGCGCTCAACCGTGAAGCCAAAGCCACCTCGTAAGCGAGTCGGTGGAACTTATACGTGCTTGGACTGTGGGCATCGTGGGTGGAGGGCGCGAATCAATTCCAGATGTCCAATGTGTAACGCGAAAGCAACTGCCTCAAACACCGTATAGTGGGAGAACCCTGAGCCGCAATAACTAACAACCCAACAGAAGGAATAGAGTAGACTATGGATTCAATAACATCGAAAACCGCGCGCAGTAACCCGAGATCGCGCGAACGAATCACTGCCCGAGCCGCTGCCTTTAAGAAGATTGGACGGGCGCTTCGTAACCTGAATAGAAACGACGCGCGCACAACCATTCGCGCTGCGAACATCTGCTATTTTGGGAGAACGGTTTAATCCCGAGCCGCAATAACTATGGACACAACAGGACAAAAGAGGAGTGAACTGAGATGGCTTTGTATTCCAACCGATCCAGATCCGTGCTGGATACCGCTTGGAATGAGTCGAGATGATTTAGAGTTACTAGAGGCAACGCTTGTTTTATGGCGTCCTTTAATTTCTCCAACAAATTCAGATGTGTTCTCATCAGTCCCAGAACGTAACGAAAGACAGCCAGCGTCTCTTATTTCCAAAGAAAAGGGGAATGGGCGTGAGGACTAACACCGTTAAGGGACGGGTAAAGCAACCACTTTGGGTAATAGTCGCCGCGCACGCCATCGCACTAGGGATACTTGCGGTCATTTTCGTGCTCGTGAAGGTGGTCGCTGATCTCATAGGACAAACGCCTTGAAAATAAAAGCCAAGGTGTTTCACTTCGGGCCGAACCAGCGCGGCGTCATCGCGGGAACGGAATACCTAAGCGACGATCACGGGAGCGCGCGCAAAGTAATCCATCCCGAAGCGCCCGAGAGCTACAAGCGCGCTATGCGCGACGGATTGAAGAGACTTGGGTGCAACCCGTCGCGCTTTATTGTGAAACGAAATTGGGTGGACGGGAAAAGCCCTACGGTGAGCTACGGCAAGGCGCTGGATTGCGTTGACTTTATAGCGTTCGCGGAATTGATCCAACGACTCCCGGCCAACTACGGGATCGCTCGCGTGCTGCGAGAAGCGGCCAAGCTTTGATCGAAGTTGATCTATTCGAAGATGAGAAGGAACCTTGGAAACCGGGCGACGATCCTGAGTTACTCGCGATAAAAGCTAAGATGATGAAGCAGCAAGCGGAATGGAGAAAGCCGAAAGAGGACAAGGAGACGCGACCACGGCACATTGCCGGGCCAATTGAAAACGGGCGCGTGTCGCCGCTTTGCGCCAAGGTATGGCGACCGATAGACTTAGAGAAAGAATGTTGGACGCTGTTATACGATTCGGTGACATGCGTCGAGTGCCAGAAGGTGCTCCAAGAACAGAATCACAAGCATGACCTATGAAACTAATTGAATTTGATGAACAGACGGTAGTTATCGCGAAGCCGCAATATTTACCCATGCCCGCTTACGTGGACGAGCACAGTCCGACAGGCGAAATCGTCGTTTGTTGGCAACTGACTTGGCGCGAGAGGCTCCAAGTGCTAATGCGCGGCAAGCTGTGGCATTCCATCTGGACGTTCGGCGGCTCCGTGCAGCCGGTAAGGTTAACCACGGACAAGCCCGCGATGCCAACCCAAGAGACGGGAGCTAACCTATGAACAATGAATTGAAGGACAAAATCGTCGAGGAATACTCGCGGCTGATCCACGGGCAGCGCGAGGACATCATGCGCGCGTTCCTAGCCAAGTATGGCTTTGAGGCCGAGGACAGAGTGGTGCAATTCAACGCCGGGAATAAGTGGGGCGTCGTTAAGATCGAGCCGGAAGAGTATGCCAAGGTGCGCGAGGAAGTAATCAAATCAACGGCGGCGCGCGAAGTCATGGAGTTGGTTCGGGCGATGATAGAGGAAATGCGCTACAACCAAGGCGACCAACATGCAAATCCGCAATGGGAATGCAGCGCAGTGTCCGATCCGAACGGCTTAGAGCCTGCCTTGCAACGGTTAGCCGCGAGGATGGGTTACGTTTACGCAGAAGGTCGCTATCAGAAGGCGGAAGCACCGAGGATTATGCGATGAGCGCCAAAGCTTTAACCGGAGAGCAGGAGCAGGCAATCATCTACGCAAAGGGAATCGTCGAGGCGTCCGACGAAGACAGACAACAGGAAGGCGTCGCCGCAATGCGCGTCTATGTTGACTTGGCGCTGGCCGGTCTGCAAGGTGTCAGGAAGTCGGGCGTATCCCGGCTCATCATCGAACTCAACGACATGAAAAGGAAATATGAGAAAGCCGCTAAAACGCTCTAGGAATCGTCGCAGCCACGTCCCGCTATCAAACCTTACCGCGAGGGGTAAAAACGTCGCCTGCGCGATCCTCGCAATGGCAATCGCGTGTTCCGCGAGCGCCGTGACGCCGTGTCCGCCCGAAGGGACGGCAAAAACGCGATTGGAGAAGATCGGCAACCCGCTAAAGAATCGGGAACTTTCCTACACGACGATCGACAAGAGCGTGACGCTTGAGGCGATGCTCAGGCCGGGGAGCGACGCCAAAAGATTCAAGTCGGAAGGCGTCGAGGTAACTGGTTACGTTGCGGAAGTGAAGCGCGGCGGGATTGAAAGCTGCAACTGCGGCGCGAAAGACTTGGCGCACCGCGACTGGCACATCGCGCTTGTAAGCGATCCGAAAGACTTCGGGAACGCGCGGCGCTACGTCATCGTGGAAGTAACTCCGCATACGGCGGCGCGAGTTGGATTCACCTATCAACAGGTCGCGGCTATGCTGCACCAGCGAATCGCGGTCATGGGGTTGTTATTCTTCGACGCGATCCACGCTCCGAGCGCTGAGAACACGCATCCCGGCGCGAAAGCGAACTGGCGCGCAACAGCATGGGAAGTTCACCCCGTTTTTAAGATCAGAAAGACAACGCAGTTAACAATGAAAAGGAGAATGAGAAAATGACATACGAAGAAAGAACGAAACGAACCGAGCGCATCATGCTCGCGGTCAGTATCGGAATCGTGCTGCTGTTCTGTGCAGCCCTGAGCCTAAACAGCTACGTGGAGAAAAAGAGCGCGAAACAACCGGAGTCCAGCGCGCGCATCGAAGCTAGCGCTACTCTGCAAAAGAAAGTGAAGCCTACGCCGACGCCACCGGGATTCACGGGCGCGCGGCGCGGGCCTGCCGTCGAAATGAATCCGATTGCTAAGACAATCAACGGCACAACGCTCGTGCGGGCATTGCAGCCGCCAACCGAGGACGCGCGATGAGGAGAATCTTGACGAGATTCAACGCGATTGGTGCCGTGATTGGCATTGCCTTGGCCTTCTCAGGAGTGGCCTACGAGCGTTATTCGAAAAATCGAATAACTCAAATACCAAGCCCGGCGCCAAGCGGCTTTCAGCCCGACCCGAACGTGATTCAATACCTGAGCACGCCGAACACGTTCAACACGATGCAGCGCGCATCATCGTGGATCAGCGTCTCGCGCACAGACGGGAAGGAAACACCGAACGGCGAATTGCCGCCACCGGAAGTAACTCAGATTCGGTTCGCGCACGAGCCGGTTGTAACCAAAGAGGGGGAGCTATGGCTGGTCACGTTCAAGTAAACTGCGATGCGCCGGTCTGCGGGAGCGTTATCGAGGAACAGGCATTTTCCGCGTGGTGGCACGCTAACCACGAGGCGATATACGAAGCCATGATGGCTACGGACGAGAGCGCCCGTAAACGAGTGGCGCGCGCAGCGTGGGCGGCGGCGATGAACACGGAGAGGATAATCATGCAATGAAACTCTCCGAACAACACCTATGGGTGGATAAAACGATTCAGCAAAAGCAGCGGGCACTAACAGAGCACGAGCACACACCGGAAAAGCGAAGGTTGATCGAGGGCGATATAGTCGCGTTACAGGCAATCAGTCTCACGATTCGATTGCACCGAGCAATGCGCGACGCGGTTAAAACTGTAAACGCTATGCCGCAGTCCGCGCAGTTCCTGCGCGATTCGGTCTAGACAAGCGCGGCTCGCTCCGCTAACAGTCCAAGGCATGAGCAACGGACTTGGACGACGACCCCCGCTAAACTTCGACCACGTTAGGGCGATGCCGATGGGCGCGGCGATCAGCGCCGCAACCAAGCCGGTGGAGAAAAGTCTCGTGCTGCCAACTTGGCACGCCAAGCACGATCAAGGAGAGGAGGGCGCTTGCGTAGGCTTCGGGACTTCCATGATGCTCTCAATCCTGCACGAAGGAGTGTGCCGGTCGAAAGGAGATAAGACACCCTACGTTCGTTACAATCCTTGGTGGCTATGGGACAGCGCCAAGGTGGTTGACGAGTTTCCAGACTCAAACCCCGGCGACGGGAATGGGACAACGGTCAGCGCCGCGTGCAAGATTCTGACAACGCAGGGGCACGTTGTCTGGATGGATGAAGAAGATCGTAAAAGCATCGGGCCGGTTGACTCCAACTATGGAATTGACACCGTGCGATGGGCACAAACCGTGGATGAAATGCGCGCAGCTATCGCCAAGGGCGTGCCAATGTCTATCGGCGTGAATTGGTATGCGAACTTTTTCACTCCGACCTTCGACAACAGCGAATACTGGATTGGCAAGACCGGCGACTTAGGCGTAGTGCGCGGCGGGCATTGCGTTGCTGTTTACGGAGCGAGCGACGAACGCCAAGCTTTCCGCATCAAAAACTCGTGGGGAATAACCTACCCCGAAGTCTGGATGCCATATTCGATCATGGATAGGCTCTTGCGGGAAGGCGGGGAAATCGCGCTAGTGACAGACAAGTAAAAAGGCTCAATCGTCATTTTCGTTTTTGCAGGCACAAAAAGAGTTATTCGAAAAACCGAATAACGCTCCCAAGAGAAAAAGGAATTGCCACCGCAACCGTTGAGGAGTAAGAAAGGCCGCACAAGCCGATGCCTGATATTGAGATAACGCGAACCTGCTCAAAATGTCAGGAGGAAAAGCCGATTGAGACGTTCAGGCGTGACGACCGATATACCGGCGGGAGGATTCTGCGCTCAGCTATTGCATATTTGAATCGGAAGGAGGGTAAGTAATTGCCGGTCGACAGCACACACCCTTCCTATGATTTTGCGTTAGGGCGTTGGCGCACGATGCAGGACATCGTCGAAGGCGGCGAGGAAGCAGTTAAGGAAGCGAATGAGCGCTATCTGCCTCTCCTGAGCGATCAGGACACAGAGGAATACGGCAAATACAAGATGCGCGCCGACTTCTTTAACGCGACCGGGCGCACGACTTCCGCGCTAATGGGATTCCTGTTCAGGAAAGACCCAGACATCAAGTTGCCCGCCAATCCGGGGCCGCAAGTAAGCGCGTTTGTGGCGGACGCCACGCTGACCGGGAAAGCGTTTTATGACTTGTGCGCCGATGTAGCCAAGGGCGTGCTAGTTTACGGGCGCTGCGGGACAATCATAGATTGGAACGAGGAAGAAAATCAGCCCTACGCAACGCACTACAACGCGAGCGACATCATCAACTGGAAATACACGCGCATTCGGGGCCGGATGACGCTTTCGCTTCTCGTCCTGAAAGAGCAAAGTGATGTTTACGTCAACACCGGCGACGGAACAAAAGCGCCGGACGGTTACGCTCAGGTCAACTACGAGCAATGGCGCGAGTGGAAGCTGGTTAGCGATGGGCAAGGCGGCGAGTTTGTCGCGTGCATAGTTTGGCGGCGCAGAAAGGGATCAGCGAAAAGAACCAACCAAGCTGGCCTGCCGGGAACGGGGCCAAGCGAGAGCGCAGGAACGTCCAAGGCAGAGGACTTCGTGGCAATCAACAGTTACTTTCCGCGACGCGGCGCAAAAGCGCTCACGGATATTCCGTTTGTGTTCCATAGCCCGGTCGGGCCGCACGGCGACAGCGTAGAGCGTCCGCCGCTAATGGACATGGCAAACGTGAACCTTTCCATGTATCGGACGAGCGCCGACTTAGAAAATGCGTTGCACTTCTTGGGCGTGCCGACTCCTTATCTCGCCGGATTCAAGGACACCGCTTCCGCCGATGTCGTGCTTGGATCGACGCAATGCTTGGTCACGAGTGAGCCGAACGCCAAGGCCGGATTCTTGGAGTTGAGCGGCACGGGCTTGAAGGCGCTGGACGATGCCGTGGTGCGAAAAGAGCGGCACATGGCGGCGCTAGGCGCGCGCATGCTGGATCAACAACATTCGTTAGGTCGCTCACCGGAAGCTTACGCGACGGTGGCGCTAAGGCAGACCGGGGAGACAGCCGTTCTAACCAGCATCTCGCTCGCGCTTAGTCTTAGTATGACGGACGTTCTGGCATGGGCTTACTGGTGGTGTCAGCGCAGCCTCGCGACGCCAGAAGATGCCGAGAAGCTAGTGGGTTACACGCTCACGACTGACTTCCTCGGAACGAAGATGGACGCGGCAACGCTTCAAAGCTTGTTCCAAGTGTTTATCGGTGGCGGCATGAGTTTCGAAGTGTTCTTTACCAACTTGCAGCAAGGCGAACTTATCCCGGCTGGCCGCGACATGGAGGAGGAGAAAGCGGCGATCAAGGACGGGCAATCTATGCTTATGGCACTGGCAGGAGCAGGCGGGGGCGACAGGGCGACCAGAGCGGGACGGCATCCGGCGAGGGCGCGGTATGAGCGAAGGAGCGGCAGATGAAATTCCGCTGAGCCAGAGCGAATACCTTCATGCCGACATTCACCAACTCGTAAGGGGTCGCTACGGAACAATGACGGTATTGGAGACGATTGGCATTCTGGAAATGGTCAAGCTGGATTTGTATTGCGAACTTCACAAGCTAGCCCGAATCGTCGAGGAGTAGAGCCGTGTATCGCGGCTCCGAAGATAACCTAAGCGCGCATCTGATAGATCAGGTGAACGCGCACGTCATAGACCTACTTCGAACGAGCGGCGGCATCCGGCGCGACATCTTGACGATGCTCTCCGCGCTTGAGGATGATATAACCGGGAAGCTGGCGCGCATCACGAGCCGGAACAACATAAACGCGGCGCGGCTGCGCATGTTGTTGGCGCAGGTCAAGGATACTATCAGAACGGCTTACGGCGACATTTCCAAGAGTCACTTGGCGGCACTCGGGAAAGTGGCGCAAGCGAGCGCCAGCCATATCGGCCTATCGGTAAACAACAAAATCAAGGTGCCGATAATCGACGTGTCGTTCACGCAGGCGCAACTAAAGGCGCTGGCGTCCAACACGTTTATTTCGGGGCGCTACGCAGATGAATGGTGGGCGCGCCAAGGGGCCGAACTGCTTGCCCGGTTTCAAGTCCAGATGCGTCTAGGAATGCTCCAAGGCGAAGGGATAGGCGATCTTGTGCGCCGGGTGCGCGGGACGCGCGAGGCGGGCTTCACAGACGGTCTAATGCGTATCCCTACGGCTCAAGCGGAGACTCTCGTGAGAACAAGCGTGATTGCGGTCGCGAACGCGGCGCGGCTGGAATCGTTCATGCAAAACAAATCGCTCATCAAAGGGATTCAATGGGTAAGCACGCTCGACTCGCGCACAACGGAAATTTGCATAGCTCTGGACAGCAAGGCGTGGGAGCTACCTCCATCGGGCGACATCGCTGATTACGGCGGCTACAAGCCCATCGCACACGATAAGAACTTCCCCGGCCCGACAGCTCATTGGGGTTGCAGGAGCACACAAATCCCGGTGCTATACAGCTTTGACGAAATGAAAGGGCCGAACGCATGGAAGGCCAAGGAGGGCGGCGGCAAGCCGCTCAAGGACTTTTTCCAGCAACGCTTGGTCGGGAAAGGTTTCACCGAAAAGGAAGCTGCGAAGATCGAGATTAGCACGCGCGCCAGTATGGACGGGCAAGTAGGCGTGGACAACGGCTATGAGAAGTGGCTCAACGGGAAAAGCAACAGCTTCCAGAACGATCTACTCGGAGAGACGGCGGCGAAACTCTGGCGACAGGGCAAGCTAGGTCTAAGCGACATCACGAATCAAGACAATCGACCGTTAAGCGCAGAGGAGCTATTAAAGAAAGTAAAGGCATGACGAGCGTTATTCGAAAAACCGAATAACTCAAAACGCTATTACTATTGACACGATCAATTCGTGATGGCAGAACAAGTTCCTATGAATAAGACCCGAGTCAGAACAGGAATCGGCAACGGTGAAGGACGCGTAGGTGGAGTGCAAGGCGGAACACCGAAACCAAAACGTTTTCCGAAACCAAAAGTGATAAGCGGGCCAAAGAAGTAAGGGAGTTCAATACGAGGGGGGTGACACAAAAGATTTTATGGCTAGAAAAGCAACATTCAAAACGTCGGGCGGAACACAGCGCACACTAAAAGGTGGCGCTAATAAGCCGCGAGTGGGTAAGACGAATCCTAAACCGCAAATCAAAAGCGGGCCGGGGCCGGTAATTGGGAAAGCGCCGGGGAAACGTCCTATGGCGTAAAACATTTCCCGAAAGGGGACGCGCGCTCTTGTGGTTGGGGCGCGCGTTTTCTATTTGACGCGATAACGCTAACGCGCTTGACTCTCAGTCTTATGGCAATGAAACCGATTATCGAAAACGAGGCCGAAATTCCTGAAACGCTCAAAGAGCATTACAAGAAAAACGGGGAAGGAAAGTTCGTGCTGGAAGTGGAAGGCGGCGTAGTTCCGACCGCGCGCCTGAATGAAATGCGTGACTCTAACACGCGAATCCTGCGCGAGCGCGACGAACTCAAGACCAAGCTGGAAGAATTTGAGGACATCGGAGACGCCGAGCGGCTTCGTGATTTGAAGGGCAAGGAGCAGGAGTTGTCCGACGCAAAGCTGGTCAAAAAGGATGGCGTCGAGAAGTTGATCGAGGAGCGCACGAAAACGATGCGCGAAGATTCGGAAAAGAAACTCGCCAAGGAAGCGGCTAAGGCGCAGGCGTTGCAGTCGCGGCTTGAGTCCATGATGATCGACCAAGAGGCGATGAAAGAAGCGGCGCGGCTCGGAGCGAAGCCCGCTGCGATGGACGACATCGTGGCTCGCATCAAATCTCGCGCGAAGATGGAAGGCGACAAGGTAGTGCTCTACAAGCAGGACGGGCAAAAGGATTACAATACCAAGAGCGAACTCAAGACCATCGCGGAAGCGGTCGAGGAACTTTCCACGAGCGCCGTGCATCTATTTGAGGGCAACGAGGGCGCGCAAAGTCAAACGACCGGAGACGGGACAAGGCGTGTCATCGCGGATGGACCTAATCCGTGGAAGAAAGGCGAGCATTTCAATCTGACTCGTCAGATGGAGATTGTTAAGAAAGACCCGGTGAAGGCAAAGCGATTCAAGCAGGAAGCGGGAATCAATGTTTGACGAAGTGAAAGCGCGGCTGTAAAACGCAGACATGACTGTAGCAGCACTTATCACGGCATTGCAGGCGATCAGTAACCAAAACGCGCCGGTTACTTCACTTGATAGTGACACGGATCGTCGTTACGACATCAACGGCGCAACGCTGGACACGAACGGCGTATGCATCCTGAGCGATACGCTCGTGATGGACGACAACGTCGCGACATGAAGTTATGGCAGCACATTGTCGCTGCGATTCTGTGTCTAACGTTCAGCGGTTGCAACGCAATGTTTCAAGATGCGGCGAAACGTCTTGAACCTTTGCCAGAGCTTCCGACAGGGCAATGCTATAACTGGTGGCAGGACGGGCGTCGAACAATAGAAACCGCCCGCGCATCGCACAAGCATCAGGGCGATCCGAAATTCATCGGGGCGATGTGCTACTGAAATGGAATTTGTTAGTGACGGGCCAATAGAAAAGAAGCCCGGATTTATCCACAACCCCAACCCCGAGTTGTATGAGGAAGCGAAGGGCGTGCGCGGGGAAGATGGCGGATTGTCTACTCTCCTTTCGATAGAGCTATATGCCGAAGCAATGCAGCATCAAATCAGAGAAGGCCGGGATGCGGTAGAGGCGATCCAGTGTTTTCGAGAATGGCTGACGGCATGTGAACAGTCGATTGTCGGGCCGTTCTGGCAGGATAAGCAAAAATAAAGTTGACGCGACAGGCGAGCGCGACTACAAGCAGATTCAAGGTCGAGCTATTCCGGTGGGATAGTAAGACGGTGCGGGAAACGAAAGAGCGGGCGGGGCAGCGCGATTCGTTGGCACCCGGCTCCGGTGGAGCTACGCGAAACCCAAAGTAAATTTTGGCTGGTTTTCGTAGTTCCGATTTACGCTCGTGTGAGCGACCGAGGAGGGGCGAGGAAGGTGCCAGTCAACTAAGGAAAGAAGAAACTTAGATGGCTTATACGCAAATCTCCGATGTGATCGTGCCAGCCGAGTTCTTGCCCTACGTTGTGGAACGGACGGCGCAAGTCTCGCGGTTTTTCGCATCCGGCATCGTTGACGTTGATCCTGCTTTCGCGACTCTCGCGGCTGGCGGCGGTCAAACAATCAACATGCCTTTCTGGCAGGATTTGCAGGGTAGTGATCAAATCATCACTGACACGGGAACGCTCACGACGAAGAAAATCGGGGCGACCGCAGATGTCAGTGTGATCCATAACCGCGCTGACGCGTGGAGCACTCACGACCTTGCGAAGTATCTCTCTGGCTCCGACCCGATGAAAACCATCGGCGACTTGGTGGCAGATTATTGGGCCCGTCGGCATGAAGATCAGTTGATCGCCATGTTGCAGGGCGTGTTCGCAACCGGCACAATGAGTGGCAACCAGACTGATGTCTCGTTGGCGGCTCCCGGCACGGTTGTAACCGACAACACGCTTAACGGCGTGAACTTCATCAATGCAAAGCAACTTCTCGGAGACGCGAAGCGGAAGCTGGTGGCTATCGCGATGCACTCTGCGGTGGAAGCTAGTCTGATGAAACTGGACTTGATCGACTTCATCCCCGTCACAGACGCACGCGAACAGATCGCGACGTTTCAAGGGCTGGAAGTCATCGTGGATGACAACATGCCAGTGGCTACGGTCAACGGCGCGTTGCAATACACGAGCGTCATGTTCGGCCTTGGCGCTATCGCGCTCGGGGTGAGTGGCACGGATGATCCTATCGAGGGCGGCTTCGGGACTTGGCAATTAGAGTTCTCGCGCGTCGCGCTCGCAGGTCAAAACGTGATGATCAACCGTCGCCGGTTCCTGTTGCACCCTCGCGGGGTGAAATGGACGGGCGCTGCGGGTATGGCTGGCCCTTCTCCGAGCAATGCGGAGTTGGCCTTGTCGGGCAACTGGTCGCGCGTTTATGAGGCGAAAAACGTGCGCATGGTTGCGATCAAGCACAACGTCATCCTCTAACAGAAAGGCAAATCACTATTATGTCCGAGGAAAAAAATACTGAGGCGAAAGCGCCCGTGAAACGTGACCGCAAGCCGGTTCTCAAGACCGGCAAAACGGCATCGTCTGCAACGGAGGACACGCATAAGCGTCAGACCCGCTTGCAACAGGAGGCGGTCGAGCGCCATGAGAAGGGCTTGACTGAAACGCAGCGTCGCAACTTGGAATTGTCCACGCCCACGAAACTCTCCACAAAGGAGTTCGTCGGTAAGGTGCCGGGAGAACCGCACAAGGACGAGGAAGAGGAAGCGCGCAAGCAAAACGGCGGCGTAGGTAAGGAAGCGGGAGCGGATCGGTTCGCTATCGCGCGGCCTACCGAGTTCCCGATTATCAAGCAGGAAGCGCATGGCGATACCGTCGACAGCATCGTGGCGTCCCCATCGCTGCTCGAAAACGGCGTGCCGGGAGCTACGCAACTGACTGAGCCGCAAAAGACTCAGGCAACGGTTGACGCTCACCGCTCTAAGGGCGGGAAAAAGGCGAAAGCCAAGAACGAGAAAAAAGGCACCAGCGCCGAGAAGAAGTAACAAGGCCCGCTAGGGAGGAAAAAAGGTGCTTGCGGCCTACCTCCCTAGCGGCTTACTCTTGTGACTATGAGTAACGAAAACGAAATTGGCAAGGCGCGGACATTGCCGATACCGCGCCGCAAAAGAGAAGTAAGACTAAACCTCCCGCCTTCAATGCGACCCAAGCGGGAGCAAATCACGGAAGAGGAATGGCAGGCAGACCAAGATCGCAAGCAGGCGCAAGCGGTCGAGAATCACGCCGCGCATTTGAAGCGCTTACGCGAAGAGCGCGAGGAAGAGGATCGAATGCGCGCCAGTGGCGCAAAATCATTACGCGAAAGGCTGGATGGCGTGGATGACAGGATGCCGTTACCTGCGGACGCGGAAGAGCGCGCGTATGCGCGCAGACAAAAGCAACTTGAATCGGGAAAGATTCCGATGCGCGGCCCAAAGCTGCGCGATAACGGATTATACGAGGCAGACGGGCAAGTGCCGGTTCGTCGCGACAGGAGAAAAGGCGGAAGCCGCGTAGCACAAGCAAAAGGTCGCGTGGCAGCGGCAAGGAGAGTCCGAAGTGGCCCGTAAGCGATCTAACCCCACCAAGAGCGGAAAAGCGCGTCCTGCGCGATCCTCGACGCGCGGCAAGGTGGATATGCCCGCCTTTCAGGCGTTGTATGTCGAGAAACGAAACAAGGAACGCCGTCAGAAGCCACCCATGCCTTGAGTTATTCGGTTTTTCGAATAACGCTCTCGAAAATAAACATTCGACAGAACGAATAGAATGAACCACACTCCGCACAACATGAAAAAACTTCTCGCAATCATCGCGGTAAGTTTCCTGCTTGTCGCGGCGGCGAGCGCAGCGGAACAGGCATTTTCGACGTTACTCCCCATGAATGGAGATACGTCGCTGTTGACCGATCAAAAGATGCTGAAAGCTACCGCGCCTCCGGTGAACGCTTTCGCGATTACGCCTAACGATGGTGCGAATCTGTCGAGCAGCGTGCGAGGAATTTTCGTGGGCGGTGCGGGCACGATCAAAGTGGATATGGTCGGCACGGGCACGGCAGTTACCTTTACGGTTGGCACTAATGCGGTCGGATTCATTCTGCCAATTCAAGTGAAAAAGGTTTATGCAACAGGCACTACCGCGACGGGCCTTGTAGGTCTTTACTAAATTTCCTCTCGACAACGTAACCTATCGGCTGTAATCCCAAACCTTATGAAGCTAAAACTAATTCTCGCGGTGACGCTCGCCATCGCTTTCGTCACTAACGTCACCGCGCAGAATTTTGCGCCCGAGTTTTCGATCAGTAAGAAACTCCGCAAAGCAACGGAACCGCTCGGGCCGACTGATTATGTTCGCATCGAGTCTGCCGGGCAGAACAAATACACGACGATGGCCGCGTTGAAAAAGGGCATCCCGTTCGACATCACGGTGCCGAACGTCAACCTCGCGGCGGTAGCTACCACGAATCTATTGACGATCCCTGCGGGCGTGAAGTTCATCGCTATTGCGGTCAAAGTGGAATGCACGACGGCGGGAGCTACAACCGCTCCTACGTTATCGGTCGGAAGCACGGGAACGAGTGCGACCAGTATCGTGGCATCCGGCGCGTTGAACGCGACACCTTTAGTCGGGCAAGTGCAAACTCTTACGCTACAAGGAACGAGTAACGCGTTCGCGGCGGCAGATGTTATCACGTTGCCGGTCACGGTAGCGGCCACGGGCGGGACAAGTGTCGCCACCGTGCATCTGGTTGGCTTCTATTACTAAACTTTCGTTAGGATAAACGCAGCAAAAGAGCAGGAACCCAAAAACATGAAAAACAAACTGATTGCAATGCTGGCGATTCTCGCTCTCTGCGTGTCGCCAATCTTCGGACAAGCCAACTATCAAGGTCAAGCGGCGGTCACGCAGATCACGTCACTCACGACCGGCGTGACGCTGGATGCGCCAGCGGGCGTCATCACGACCTTTAATGCAACTACGGCGGCGGCATCCGTGTCCTCATTCGTTGTATCGAGCAAGGCAGTTACGGCCAATCAGGTCGTGATTCCGTCGATCTTGAATTATAGCGGAACATATTTCACCAACGGCGTGCCTTACGTCACAATTACTGGCGTTAGCGCGGGATCGTTCACGGTGAACGTGATTAACACGCACGCCACGAACGCGCTCGCCGGGGTATTGAAAATCGGTTTCGTCGCGCAATAAGGGCGGGCGCACCGTGAGGTTATGGCCTTCACTCTCGTCGTCGAGGATGGAACTGGCCTAGCTAATGCGAACAGCTATTGCAGCCTCGTTGACGCGCAGGCGTATCACGATGCGAGCCTTTACAACGCGGACTGGACGGCAGCGGCGTCTGTAACAGACAAGCAGAAGGTGGCGCTCGCGATGGCAACGCGGGTGATTGACAAGAGTTGTAACTTTCGCGGCTGGCGGAAGTCAGAGACACAGAGTTTGGAATGGCCGCGCATCAGGGCGCGCAACGATGACTTCTATGGTCAGATGCCGGGGCGAATTTCGGCGCTGTTCGCCAACTATTTCGACGACACGAAGATTCCGAGTTACCTAAGCCAAGCGACCGCGCACGTAGCGCAGGACTTGATTCGAACGGATCGCACGCTTGAGCTAGGACAGAAAGGGATTCAATCCATTGATGTAGCGGGCGCGGTTCGGATGGTATTTAAGCCGGAACGCGAAGGTGATTGGCAGCAACCGCTTACCGAGGAAGCGCAACGGATGCTAGTCAAGCTGGTTCACTCGTTTCGTTACGGTCGCGGACAGGTGCGCGTGCGGCGCGGGCAATGAGCCAGATCGACATAAAGACGCTCGCGGACAATGCGACCGCGTTAGCTTTCGATCTTGCCGGGCAAGCTACAGTTGCGACGACGATCACGACGAATGGCGGCAGCTACAATCCCGTGACCGATACAACCACGGGCGGCACTTCCTACGCAGTCAAGGGCTTCCTCTATCAAACGCACGATCAGAAGCTAGCGGAGGACGCGGCTCGGACTGCTACCTTGCTAGTGCGCGTCGCCAGTCTGATCGCAGCCGGATTTAGCGGCGACATCGTGAATGGCTTCACCGTGCTCATCAATTCTGTGCTCTGGACGGTTTACGATGTTCGGCCTGACCCGGTGAAGGCAACCGTGACAATCAAAATCAGAAAATGAGTCAACTGCAAAACGTTTCCGAGTTTAAGGCTGACTTGGCGAAACTCAGCAAGGCACTGGATCACGATTACGTGGCGCTGCGGAAGCGAGTAGCATGGGAGATTTACAATGAGTTCACGCTGCGCAACCCGGTTGACACGGGTTACTCGCGCGCCAACTGGAAAATAGGGATTGGCGAAATAGATGAGAGCGTGAGCACGCCACCGGCGCGCGGGGGCGGCGCGGTTATGCCATCACCGCCACCTGACCTTGGACTTATTTCGCAAATCAACGCCGAGAACACCGTTTACATCACCAACTCAGTTGACTACATCCAATACCTCAACGAAGGAACGTCCAAGCAAGCTCCCTCGGGCTGGATTCAAATTAGTATCGCAGCGGTCGAGGCGCGCGTTGACTTCGTTTTAGGTTTGCTGCAAGAGCCATGAACTACGAGCTAGTCAGGGAAACAATCGGCACCTACTTAGCGGGCGGATCAGGGTGGGGTTCGGGCGGCTTCGCTTACGTGCTGCAACCAGAAAACCTGCCCTACACGCCACCGGGGCCAGCATGGGCGCGATGGTCGCTGAGGCCGATAACCGCTGACAGCGCAGACGTAGGCGGGCTTATGAGGCGCACTCACGCGATGCTTTGGTTTCAGCTATTCGTGCCAGAAGGCAAAGGAACCATCGACGCGGCGAAAATGGGCGACAAGATCGCGGCCATTCTAGACGAGAAAAGACTCACGGTATCTGACTCCACGGTGATTTTGTTTCGGCGCGCTAACTTAGTTTTCATCGGGCCGGACGGAACGGGATGGCAACTCTGGAGATGCACCGTCCCATTCCAGATTGATACGCCATAAAAAAAACCTTGCTAAGGGTGCCTCACGGCTGTAAAAGCCGCTAACAAACCGGAGATAAAAACAAATGTCTGATTCCTCGCGCGGCCAATTACTACTCTCGACTGAGACGGTATTCAACGAAGTCCCGGCTACTCCGGTCATGCAAAAGCTGCGTTTCCTCAAGGAAACGATCGCGCACAAAAACTCCACCACGGTCAGCAACGAGATTCGCTCCGACCGGATGCGAAGCGACCTTATCCTACTTGGCGTTGACGTAGCGGGCGCGATTGACGCTGAGTTATCTTACGGAACTTTCGACATGCTCATCGAGGCCGCGATGTGCGGCACATGGGGAACACAGGGAGACGTTACGCTGGCGGACGGCGTGACAACTAATGCCAGCACGACTTTCACGAGCGCGACGGGCGCATTCACGGCCCCTGATGTCGGACGTTCTATCACCGGCACGAACATCCCACCAAACACCACCATCTCGTCGGTGACAAACGGGACAACCATTGTGCTCTCAAACGCGGCGACCGCCAGCGGCTCGGCCTTATCCTTCACGGTCAAGGCGCGCTCGACCGGCAACATCATTAAGAACGGCGTCGTCAATCGCTCGTTTCTTATCGAGAAAGGTTTCCTCGACCTTCCGCAGTTTTTCCAGTTCCGAGGCTGCGCGGTGAACACATGGGACTTGGACGTGAGCGCTCGCAAGATCGTTATGAGCAACTTCGGATTCATGGGAGCGCAGGCGACACGTTCCGGCGCAACCGTATCGGCGAGTCAGACGGCGCAGACGGTATCCCCGCCTATTCCTTGCGGGCCGCAAATCACGAACATCGAGACGAACACCAACATGACGGGCATTAAGGTGAAGTCCTTGAAATTCAGCCTGCACAACAACCTTCGCCTCCACGATCACGTCGAGAGTCAGGCGTCGGACGACTTCGGTCGCGGCGTGATGGACTTGACCGGGCAAATGGACTGCTACTTCAAGAGCGGCGCGCTCTACGATCAGTTCCTTACGAACGGCTCCACGTCGTTCTCGTTCGTGATAGCTGATCCGCTCTCTGGTCGCACCTACACTGTTCTGCTGCCCAAGATCAAACTGCCGGACGTGAATCAGGAAATCGCGGGCGTGGACGCGGACGTTATGCAGACACTCCAATTTCGCGCGCTTTACGATTCCGTGACGGCGGCGCACTTACAAATCACCCGCACCTAAGCGGGAGCGTTATTCGAAAAATCGAATAACTGTCGGTCAACGAAAACGAAAGAGAGAAAATGGACATTAAAGCATTCATCGCTGACTCCGATAAGGAGCAGCAAGGTGTATGGTTAGACTACGACGCGAACAAGGGCGTGGCATTCAAGATCGCTTACATCGGCAGTTCGCGGTATGACGATAAATTAAACCGCATCGCGGCGGCGGTAAGACGGCGCAACCGGACGCGAGTGCTACCTGCCTCGGTAGTGCTAGGCGTCACCGTGGACGCAATCATCGACACGATCTTGCTCGACTGGAAAGGCTTGGAGAACAACGGTCAGCCGTTCGAATACAACGCTGAAAACGCCAAGCTGTTGCTCACTCAAAGCAAAGAGATTCGCGACTTCGTTCAGGTCGAGGCCGCTGTGCTCGAAAACTTCCAAGCCACTAACCACGAATCTCAGAGCGCAGAGACAGAGGGGGAAAGCGCTCACGAGGAATTGAAAAGCGGCTCTGGAATGGCTCCTAAAGTGGGGCCAAGAAGCGGAGTTTCTTAACGATCAAGCTTGCGAAGGGGAAGAGATACCGGCGCTGGATGCCGCGCCCAAGCTATTCTCAGACCTTCAAGCGCTATTCGACTGCTACCTGATGGTGGCAAAGGGCAGGGCGCAATCAATGGGGGATGCGCCAGCGCCGATAACTCTGCCGGACGTAAGAACCGCTTACGAAATGTTCGGCTTTAACGAGTGGCTAACGGCAGCGGAGTTCGTTGATTATATGTTCGGACTCGACAGAGCGTTCATCGAGTGGCATAAGGATCACAACCCATCGCGCGCTCATGGCTGAAAACCTTGCAACTTACGGTGTAAAACTAACAGCGGACACCGCAGCCGCTGAGCAATGGAACAGGGCGCAGGCGTCAATGGCGGCGGCTACGGAAGCGAGCGCGCGGAAGATCGACCTGCACAGCGCGGCCATGTCGCGCAACGTCCAAAGCGCACTCACAATGGCGCGCGGACTTGGCCCCTTAGAGAGTTCGTCAACGCGAGTAGGTATCGCTCTGGAACGAATGGCGGCGCGAGCGGAAATGTTCACGGAGCGCGCGAACAGGTCGGCGGCGGCGCAAAATGCACTCACAACGGCATTCAAGGCGGGCCTTATAGCGTCTGCAACACTGGAGGGCGCTATCGGGAGAGTGAACGCAGCGAAAAGCGCCAGCGTTCAGGCATCCAGCGCGCTAGGGCTGGCAGAGGGAAAGCTGGCGGAATTGCAGGGGGCGCGAGCCGAAGTAATGAACGTCATGGCGGCGGCTCAGGCAGTGGTCAACAACGGCATCAACCGTTCAGGCCAAGAGCACATGAAAGCGTCCGAGGCGCTTAGGAATTATTCGCTGGCGCAGCAAACCGTAAAAGATGGCGCGACCAAGCTGGCTCAAATAGATCAACTTGAGAGCGCGGTGCGAAAAGAAAAAGCCGTTGCGGTGGGGGCGGAAACGGTGGCAAAAAAGGAGTTAGCCGAAGCAGACAAGTTATTGAGCGTCGCGCAGGCCGGGGTTGGCATGAGCACGTTAGCGTTAGGAGCGGTTATTGCGGGCGTGATTGTCACGCTGGCCGCCTTTGTCGCGACCGTAGGGGCACTCGTTATCGCATGGAAAGAGTTTCGCGGCGCGATTGAAGCGGGCGCGGCGAAACAAAAAATAGAGTTCCCCTTCAAACAATTAATCGGAAACGCGACCTTGGCGGAAGAGAAGTTGAAAGAGTTACATGATTTTACCTCGTCCCAAGGCTCTTTCAATTTCGAGCAGCTAACAAAAGCCGCCGAGCAATTGACTTTACTCGGAACCGGCGCCGACAACTTGATCCCGCGCGTGCAAGCCGTGGCTACGCTGGCTGCGGCGAGTGGGCAGAGCATTGACGGCATGACGCAAGCTTACGCGCGGGCGCAGCAGGCCATCATGAACAGCACGGAGTTAATGACGCGGGGCGTCAATGACAGTGTCGTGCTCGTGCAAGCGCTCATGGCCGAGTTCGGTAAGAGCAAGGATCAGATTCAGGAAATGTTCAAGAAAGGCCAGATCAGCATTGAACAGGTCAACAAGGCCATTCAGGACGCGACGAAAAGCGGCGGGGTGTTCGGCAAGACGTTGCAGGACTACATGCAGAACACGTTGCCCGGCGCGACGATGCACCTAAAGAACGTTTGGGAAGAGTTACAATCCGCGTTCGGCAAGCCAATCGCGACGGCGCTCGCGCCGTTACTCAATGACTTGGCTAAGTGGCTGGAAACTTTAGTGCCGTTGGCGAAGTCGGCAGGCGAGGAAGTGGCGCATATCCTGAGAGCGCTTGAACTGATCGCGAAGGAGCAAAGCTGGCAGACAACAATCAAGGCCGCGTGGGAGCTAGTGTTGATTCAGATGGGCATTATGATTTTCGACATCCTTCTGCCCAAGATCGAGACTTTCGGCCTCGAAATGGGAAAGTCCATTCTCCGCTCAGTCCATTCCGTGCTAACCGGAGAGAACGACCCCGGCAACAAATACCTCAGTAATCTCATTGAAGGCTGGAAGGTGCGCGGAGACGAGTTGTCTAGGATCATAGCGGATGCATTGAAGCGCGCGGAACTAACTGCGACGCAACGGGGCGTTGGATTAGTGAGCGACTTATCGCAGGGAAGCTACGGCGACCAAGCGTTGCATCGCATACCCAAGGCAACAAAGGATAGCGCCACGCAGGTAAAAACGGACTCGGACATTATCGCTGATTATCAAAATCAGATGTCGCAGATCGCCAACATCAAGGACGCCACGGAACGTTACCGGCGCTCGCTTGAACTAACGGAATCGACCTACAAAGAGCTTTACGATCCGAAACAACTGACGGTAGCCACGACCGCAACGAACGGGCTAACTGACGCGCAACGGAAGGCGATGGAGATAGCCGCCGAACGGTTGCGCCTTGAGAAAGAAGTAGATCAGGCCATCATCAACGGCACCGCGACAGCCACGCAGGCGGTCATTCGCGGGCTGGAAAAGGCCCGCCAAGCGTTCGGGACGTGGCAGCAAGGGTTAGAGAAGGCAACGACCGAAATCGTCAACGCGCTCGACAACGACATTTCGAGCAGCCTTTCGGACATCCTCGATGGAACCAAGAGCGTGTCGCAGGGGTTTAAGGATATGGCGCTATCCATCGTCAAGGACATCGAGAAAATTATCGTCAAGCTGCTTGTGCAATGGGCGATCCAGCAGGCGCTAGGCTACTTTAGCGGCGGCGGGAGCGTGACCGGCAGCGTCAACAGCGTCGGGAACAGCGTTGTCGGCGCTGGCGGATCAGGGAAAATCGGCGGCGGCTTGGCAGAAGGTGGGCCAATCAGCGGCGGAAGCGGCTCGCGCGATGATGTGCCGATTATGGTAATGGGCGGCGAATACGTCATTCGGAAAGACGCAGCGCGCAGCATCGGCCTCGACAACTTAAACGCACTTAACGCAGGGCGCGCGCATGTTCGCGGATATGCAACAGGCGGCGAGGTAAATCCTCCTTGGCATGGCGACGTGGACGGCAACCTAGCCGATTACGGCTTTTACCAGAGCAACCTCAACACTCATTTCAGCGGCGGGGTAACTCCCACCTCGGCTACAACCTACGTTGGCGCATACCGCGGCACCGGCGGGAACTTCCCGAGAATGAGCGACATCCAGCAAGCGATTGACGCAGGGAGGTCGCCGAGCGGAGTCGGAGCAGGGCTGGATGCAGGAGCGAGTTTGAATTTCACGGGTTTTGGCGGCGTAACGGCAGGGGTGACTCTGCCAAGTGGCAGTCCTAGCTATAACATTGGAGTTTCAGGACAGGTCCATGTCGGGGATATTCAGCCGAACACCGCCCTTGGCGTCTATCAAGTATGGGACGGCACTCAGTGGCAATCGGTCGCCCGAATTGACGCGAGCGCGACACTGGTTGAGCAAAGCGCGGCGCGCGTGCTTGCCGGGGCAACGCACAACGTAGGCTCAAACGTCGCGAGCGGCGGGGTGACGGGCGGGGTTGGCGGTCACTCGCCCGATTACATCGGCTACGGGACAAGTCAGATGTCCGCTTCTGACGCGAGGATAAAAGCGAGCACAGATTACGGCGGCGCACCCAACCTTCCGCAAGCTGATGAGCGCAACTTATTCCGGTCTGGACGATGGCAGTTAGACGAGGGAGGCGGTTACAGCCAAGTGGGACTAACGAGCGGGAGCGTCCAGAATCACCCATTGTCTAACAACCCCGCGTCAATTGCGGCTTATAACCAGTGGGCGATGAGCCTCGCGCCACACTTCCACGGCGGCGGCATTATTGGCATGGCGAACGGCGGTCAAGTTGG